AAACAGAACCTACGTTATCTATGTTATGACACTTTAGGATGCTCCTTCAGTCCTAAACTCTGTCGTACAACATTAAACAGGTGTAGTGGGTTAAGCCAGTGTGTTGTACATGCAAGCATAGATAACATTGCCGAGAAGGACATTACCTGCACAAGCAGAGAAAGGAGAAAATCCTATGGTATTTGTATTAGATGCAAATAAAAAACCATTATCACCTTGTCATGAAGCAGTTGCAAGAAAACTGCTTAAACAAGGCAAGGCAGCAATATTTAAAAAATATCCATTTACAATAATATTAAAAAAAGCAGTAAAAGATACTGAAAATAAACAAGAATTTAGACTTAAAATTGATTATGGTAGTAAACACACAGGATTAGCTATACTACAAAATAACAATGTAATATGGTTGGGACAAAAAGACCATAGAACAGATATTAAAAAGAAACTTGATGATAGACGTGCGTTTAGACGCAGGAGAAGAAATAAATTAAGATACCGTAAGGCAAGGTTTCTAAATCGCAAAAAGAAAGAATGTTGGTTACCACCAAGTTTAGAAAGTAGAGTAAATAATATAAAAACATGGGTTAATAGATTGCAAAAATTAATCCCATTAACTCATATATCATATGAAAATGTCAAATTTAATACTCAATTATTAAGAAATCCTGAAATAAGTGGAATTGAATATCAGCAAGGTACATTGCAAGGATACAAAATAAGGGAATATTTGCTTGAAAAGTTTGGTAGAAAATGTTGCTATTGTGGAAAAGAAAATATTCCATTAGAGATAGAACATATAATACCAAAATCACGTGGTGGCACTGATAGAATAGATAATCTTTGTTTAGCATGTAGAGAATGTAATCAAAAGAAAGGGAATAAAACAGCAGAAGAATTTGGTTATCTTAATATACAAAAACAAGTTAAAGAAACATTAAAAGAATCTAGTGTAGTTAATTCTACAAGATGGAAAGTTTATGATGTACTTTGCAATACAGGGTTGAATGTTGAGTGCGGAACTGGCGTTATAACTAAAATGAATAGAATTAAATTAGGACTACCAAAAGACCATTATTTTGATGCTTGTTGCGTAGGGCAAAATACACCAAATAAACTTTATTTTAAAATCAAAGAAGTTTTATATATTAAAGCGAAAGGCAGAGGCAGTCATTGCAGAACAAATATAAATAAATATGGTTTTCCTAGAGGATATTTGGCAAGACAAAAATATTTCTTTGGTTTTCAAACTGGAGATATGGTTAAAGCTAAAATACCCAAAGGAAAATACAAAGGTATATGTCATGGAGAAGTTGCATGTAGAAACAATGGATATTTTGATATTAAAAACAAGGAAGGTCAAAGAGTTGTACAAGGCATAAATCATAAATATTTTTCAGTTGTACAACGCTTTGATGGGTATAGTTACGAAAAGGAGGTAGTGAATCTTATATAATTGTCTTTTGTTAGAGATGCAATTCCTCCATGTGGCTAAAGCTAGTGGCTTCCTTGTGTAAGATTTTGTGAAATTTGTGGGGAAATATTTGGAAATATAGATAATATCAGACCATTGGATATTTATGCAAGGCGTATATATGTTTGTAACTATTGCTATCAAAGAGCATCGCAATTTGTCCAAGGGGAACTGGGGTATCCTTGGAATGAAATCAGAAAATTCAAGAGGTGAGTCACATTGGCAAAAGACTATTTCTGAAATGTGATGTGTGTGGCGAGAAAGTATTTAGAAATGATGTATTTAGATTTGAGTATGAAAATAGGAACGGCAATATATCTAAGAAAAAAGGTCATAAGCAATGTGTTGAAGATTGGTATAGAAATTATTGTGAATTTGAGAATCTAAGTAAGACACTTTGTAATGTATTAGATATACCTATTCTGACAAAAAACATGATTACCAGAATTAGGGAACTTGGAAACCCTTATGGTTACAGGCTTTTGAGGGATGTGATTTTAGATAAAAGGCATGTTTTATCTAAGCATTATCCTGATAAAGGTTGGAACTATTGTTTTGCAATTATTGAGAATGAAGTAGCGAGAGCGTATGCACTCGAACAACAAAAAAAGCAGCAATTAGAAAGAGTGAAACAAGCTCAAAATAATGTGCCCGTTAAAACAGTAGATTATCAAAAACAAGATAGTAGAGATATATCACAATTTCTCGACTAAAGGAGTGATAGTTTGGAAAAAAAATATCCAGTTGAACTAACCGAATTAAGTAATCCTATTGAAAGTTATATTGTTGGGTTATTTTGGAAATATCCTGAACTATATTTTGATTATGATGATGATAAGATTAATAAATATACATTTGTGAGTGATGTTTGGCGGTTTTATTTCTTTTTGGGTAAATATCTCAAGGTTAATGAAGGGAAAACGATTTTAGATGATATTGCAGTGGAACTAGGATTAGATAAATTTAATTCTAAATGGAAAGAGAAATATGAAAAATATGGTGGATATGAGATCATTCAAGAATTATTACCTGAAGTTAATATTAATAATTTTGACGGGTATTATAATGAATTGAAAAAATGGGAATTATTAAGAAAACTTTATGATAAGGATTTTCCTGTTTTAAAAAACATTGAGAAATTTAAAAAAATGCAAACACAACAAATTATAGATTACTTTGATTACCAATTAAATGAAGCATTTATTAATTCCGATATAGAAACTAAAGTATACAATCTCTGTAGCGACTTAGATAAACATATTGAAGAAGCTGATAAAAAACCTGCTGTTGGATTGCCATTATATAATATGAATTTATTAAATGGGTTATTTCAAGGTTTGGGCAGGGGTTGTGTTTATCAATTCGGTTTACATTCAGGCAAGGGTAAAACAAGATTTGCTTGCTCTGCCATATTAATGAGTGCATTAAAAAAAGGTGAAAAAACCACTATTATTGCTAACGAACAAGGTATTAAAGATTTTAGAAATATACTTCTTACAACTGTTTTAAAATATGAATTTAATTATGATTTTGATAGCCAAAGATGGCTACAAGGGAAATTTACTGAAACGGAAAAACAAATGTTAAATAAAGCAAAACAATATCTTAAATATGCAGAAGAAAAAGAAATTATATCTTTTGTACCACTTGTAAAATACCAAATGAATTTGGTAAAGAAAATAATTAAAAAACAAGTATTTCGTGGCCACAATTACTTCATTTTTGATACGTTTAAGAATGAAGTAGGAAATGACAAAGACTGGAAAACATTTATGGATTCGGCACATGAGCTTGATGATATAGCAAAACCTGTAGAAAATGGTGGATTAAATATAAATATTTTTACAACTATGCAATTAACTAAAGGGAGTATAAATAAAAGATATTTAGATGAAGGAGATGTAGGTATCTCAAAAAATGTAATAGATATTGCTACTGTACAATTTATGGGCAGAAAGATAAGGGAGGATGAAAGAAGTTATGGCAAACATCCTTTACAAGTATGGAATTATGATAAGCAAGGAAACAAAATAGATATTATGCTAGATGACAATAAAATTTATTATATCTTTTGGGTAACTAAAAACCGTAGAGGTATGACAGATCCTTGGCAAATTGTTGTAGAAACAGATTTGGCTGTTAATTATTGGAAAGAGATGGGAATTACAAAAATACCTAGAGACGACTAATCAGAAAGGGGGATTACATCTGGATGTAAAACAAATTTTAGAAAATCTCAAGCAAGAACCCGATAAAATAAGAATAATCTTAGAATCTCTTGGTTGTCACAATATTAGAGAAACAAATACAGCTTTCAGGTGTGCCCGGCCAGATGGAACAAACCCAACTGCAATAAGAGTAAAAAAAGATAGCATATCTGCAAAATGCTTTTCAGATGAAAGGAATATGTCTGGCAGCATTATTAACTTAGTAATGGAACTTAAAGGATATACTTTCATCCAAGCATTAGAACATATTTGTTATTATTGTGGATATAATTTTGATTTACCAAAAGAAAAACCACCAGATAATCTATTGTGGTTAAAAAAAATTAAAAACAAACGCAAAAAAAATAATTCAGTAATTCCACAAAACCAGGTGCTGCCTGAAAGTTTGTTAAATCAATTTAAAAAATTGCCTCATATATTATTTTACCAAGATGGAATTGATGTAGAAACCCAAAAAGAATTTGAAATAGCATATGACATTAATAATGAAAGAATTGTCTTTCCTTTGAGAAATAAGGATGGGGAATTAGTGGGGATAAAAGGCAGGTCAGTAATAGATGACGAGAATATTCCTAAATACTATATTTACTATCAAAATCCAGAATATACTCCCCGTTATCCGCTAAGGACTGATTTAGAATTATTTAATCTACATAGAGCTTTGCCACATATCATTAAAAAGCAAGAAATTATTGTTGGCGAAGCAGAAAAATTCCCGATGCAATTGTATAAAAAATATAAAAATGTAGTTGCACTAGGTTGTTCCAGTTTAACTTTTTATCAAAGAAAAATACTTCAAGAGTTAGTTTTTAAATACAATATTAGAATTATTTTTGCTTTTGATAAAGGATTAGATTTAAAAAAAGTAATGAATCAAGAAGAAATACAAATGCTTAAAACATATTGCCCTGTATATTACATTGATACCAATACTGATTTATTAAAAGATAAAGAATCGCCAGCAGATAGAGGAATAGGAGTTTTTGAGAATCTACTTGACAATATAACTATAATATGATAATATAATAATCAAGGAAATGTGTTAATATTGAATTAAATGTGACACACCGAAAGGGGGTTTGTATTATGGAGTCGTGTTGGCTTATTGAATTTAAAGGGGGAGTACCTCATTTTGGATTAAACTTTTAAGTTGCATTCCACCGATTAACTGTCATAATAAAACAACTGTTTATTATAAGAGAAAGGAGGTGATCATAGTCAACAATGAATATAGTTTTAGTCGCTTAAGTAGTTTTGATGAAAATTGTAAATATGAATGGTATAAAACTTACATAGAGGGTGATAGAGGAGAAAACAATTGTTTTGCGGAGTATGGAACTATTTTTCATGAATTGATTGAAAGTGTTATCAAAGAAGAAATTTTTATTTTTGAAGCAGAAGAAAAATTTAAACAGAGATTTAATAATATGGAATATCCTTTCCCTGATAAGTTTAAAGATAGTTATTATAATCGCGGGATAAAATTTTTCAAAAATTTTGTAGGGTTTGATGGATTTAAACCACTTGAAAGCGAAGAAGAAAGCAAATTCCAAATAGGAGGTTATTGGTTTAAAGGTTTTCCTGACCTAGTAGCAAAGAAAAAAGACAAGTTATATGTAATTGACTATAAGACTTCTAGGATATACATAAAAGAACAATTACCCAAAAAACTAAGGCAATTATATTTTTATAGTATTCCTGTGAAAAAAAAGTATGGTAGATACCCTGATTTTTTAAGATTTGAATTTGTGAGGGTTGATGATTTTATCGAAGTGCCTTTTAGGATCAAGAAACTTGAAGAAACCAAAAAATGGGCTTTAGATGTAATTAGAAGAATTAAACGTGAAGACAAATGGGAGCCAAACACGAAAAATGAGTTTTACTGTAATATGCTTTGCTCACATCGGAAAGAGTGTGAGTTTAGAAAAACAAA